GAAGACGAGATGGTCTGGCTCATGTCTTTTTTGTTTTACACGCGAGATAATCCGCAGTACATGATGGCTCTCGAAGAAATAAGAGAGCGATACAGAGAATGTGCTGATAGAGACTTGTTGTTTGATGCATATGTTGCAGAACGGATTAATCGGGCAACAGCGGATATTGTTTCAGCAACATCACGACACGAAGATGATCCGTATTTCTATTCCAAAGACAGGGCAAGGCTCATATCGGAAAATGAATCAAATACGATATGGTCTTATACAGAATATGAAAATGCCATTAAAAACAAGTCCTATAAACGGTGGAGAACCATTATGGACGGTCACGAAAGAGATAGTCACGCAGAAGTGAATGGAGTAGTCATGCCAATTAATGAACCATTTGTCCTCGCAGGTGGATTACTCCAATATCCAAGAGATGAATCGTACTCGCCAAGTGACGAAGAGATTATTGCGTGCCGTTGCGGAATTGAATTTTTCTAAAGATATTACCGCCATTGGCGGTTTTATTTATATATCAATAGTCAGAGAAGACTATAATCGCAAGCAACCTAGAGAAAGGTTGGATAAAAATAACGCAAGGTCAGCACAGACGATAAAAGCAGAAAGAGGTTAATTTTATGAAGTTTATGAACAACCATTACGGTCAAAGTCGGATCTTTAAACACGCACGCAGAGTTGCTCCTGATGGTGCTGATGCGCTCGGTGGAGATGGTTTTGCGGAAGGTGTAGATGGGTCTGGCGGCGGCTCTGGCACTGATGGTGCAGACGGTTCCGATGATGCGGATGGAGATGGCGAGGAATCGCTTGAAAGTCTTAAAGCAGAACTTGCCAAGGCGAAAGCTGATGCGGAACGCTTCAAAAACGCAATCGATAAGAACGCGAAAGAAGCCAAGAAACTCAAAGGTCAGCTAAACGAAGCCAATGCGAATCTCAGAGCAAAAATGACGGATGCTGAGAAAGAAGCAGAAGCGCAGAAAGAGAAAGCAGAGGAACTTGAACAGGTTCGAAGCGAACTCCGCACAATCAAATACAGTAAGCGTCTGATGGGTGTAGGTATGCCAGAAACAGACGCAGAAGAGATGGCAAAGGCTATTCCGGAATTGGAAGACGCTGATGCCTTTTTTGATGCTCTTGGCAAGTTTGTTGAGTCTGTCAAAAAGACCGCAGGTGAAGATAGACTTCAAAAATTTATTGCGGACAACAAGATTGACGTGTCCGCAGGACAGGGTGATTCCCAAAAGGATGATCCTGCAATGGTTTTTGCAAAACGTTTTGTTGAGCAGAGCAAGTCCAAAACATCAGGTAGCAATAGTGACATTATTAACAATTTCCTTTAAAGGGGGACAAACAAAATGGCAAGAGGTGACATGAAAGTTGATACTCTGGCGGTCAGCCGTGAGATCGAAATTCTTAACCGCAAAGAAAATGAAGCCGTTGCAATGACAGTTGATTACACAGGTGTCAATACTACGGCAGACAACGGAGAGAAAGTTGTTAGGGCTGGTACTCCGGTTGACAAAGATGGAAAGGTTGTTGGCGCGACTCCGTGGACAGGTGCAGTTGGTCTGCTTCTGCATGATGCATACGAATCTCATCCGCAGGTTGCAGTGCTGAAGGTTGGTTATATACACACCACTCGCGCACAGCAGAATTCTGGTCTGACTTATGATGCGGCACTTACAACTGCTCTGAATGCGGCGGGATGCAGAATTGCGTTTGAGGAACCGATCATCGCAACCGCTTCCGGTTCTACCACGACCTGATAGCAAGCGAAACGAAACTTAATGACAACAACTTCAAATACATTTGGAGGAAAAAATAATGAGATTTAATGATGTATTTACAGCGCGGTCTATCGCATTTCAGTTGACCAACGATCGGAGCAATGCCATTCCGTATCTTGGCGAAGCGTTCTTTCCGCGCAAAAAGAAAATGGGTATTGATCTGAAATGGATTAAAGCACACAAGGGACTTGGCGTTGCACTGAAACCGTCTACATACGATGCACTTGCAACCATCCGTCCGCGTGAAGGTTTCCAAGTTCTCACAGAGGAAATGCCGCTGTTCCGTGAAGCTATGAAGGTTTCCGAACAGGACATGGTTGAGATTCAGCGTGCGGCTGACTCCAATGATCCGTATCTGAACGATGTTATCAATCACGTATTTGATGATGTTGCAAATCTTGTTGAGGGTGCAAATATCGCTTCTGAGCGTATGCGCATGTCTCTGCTTGCTCCGGTTAACGGCGATGTTAAGATTTCCATCGGTCTGGCAGACAACACTATTTACAACTACGACTATGATGCAAACGGTCTCTGGAAAGCAACAAACTACGCTTCTCTGTCTAATAACACATGGGATCAGCCATCCAGTGCGGCTCCGCTCGATGATATGCAGACAGGTATCGATGCACTTGCTGACAAAGGTTATGCGGCTAAGTATGCAATCATGAATACAACCACTCTGAATCTTCTGATTGCATCCGATCAGATGAAAAATGCGCTGATTACCATCACTGGCAATCCGGTTGACTTCCTTGACAGAGCAACTGCTAAAGAAGTATTTCAACGCAAGACTGGTCTTACACCGATCATCTACGACAAGAAGTACAAAGACTATGACGGTACATCCAAGAAATACTATCCGGACAATTATGTAACAATTATTGGTGAAGATCAGGTCGGTAATCTCTGGATGGGTACAACTCCTGAAGAGCGTTCACTGATTGGCGATCCTAAGGTTGACGTATCTGTTCTTGATTCTGGCATCGCAGTAGCAATCCAGAACATCTATGGACCGCCTGTACGTCATGAGACAACCGTGTCTCAGATCGCACTTCCGTCCTATGAAGGAATGGATGCAGTATACGTTCTCAAAGTTAAATAATTTCAGCGAGGTATAAGCAATGGTATTTGACCACATTGTTAAATACAATGGCACATACTATGCGGCAGGAGAAGATGTACCGATGGAGCAGGAGACGAAAAAAACTTCTGCTCCATTTGTTTCTCCCAAAACCGATGATGTGCCGAAAGAAGAAACAAAGAAACGTGGCAGACCTGCTAAAGCAAAGGAGTAATGCGTCATGGCAATCACAAGGGAAGAATTGATTCTTAAATTGAAGGTGTATGCCGCTGATGACTACACCGAAGGTCAAGAAGGGTTCCTTGAAGATTGTGTAGATGGTGCTATTCAAGAAGTATGTAACGAGATGTGTCAAGGTGGCTGTTCCGATGAAGATTACGAAAAGTATAAGGAATATGCACTAAAACGATACACTTGGAACATCAAAAAAATAGCCGAGTTCCATTACGACAAACAGGGCAAAGGCGGCGTGACTACATTCTATGAATCTGGTCAGACGCAATCCTATGAGTCAGGCGGCACTCCGAAGGAATATTTGAGTGGCATTATTCCTATTGCAAAAATCGTATAAGAAAAGACGGTGTGTGCATGTCATTGGCGTGACATTGAAAGTCCCCACGTTGGTGACGTAGGGTGTTTCCATCGTTTTTTCGATACAGAGGTAGGGAACGGAAACACAGTTCAAGAGGGACTTAGAGATGAGAAATTCGACACGCAGAAAGCAGGACGTTTGGTTTGTAAACCGAACCAAGGATGATAGCAATATCGATCCTGCGTACACATACGATAAACCGATAAAAAAACGTTTCTCCGTATCATCGACAAGCGGTACACCCGCTGAGATGAACTTCGGTATCTTGCCAACATATGACAGGTACATGATTTCATACGATAGAAAGTTCACACCTGTAGAGGGGATGTACTTATACATCGACAAGACTCCGGAGATAGATTCGGAGACGGGTATGCTGACGTTGGACGAAGAAACGAATGAACCGACCGTAAAACCTGATTACATTCTTGACCGAATCTACGATACCAAGAAAGGCATTCTTGCCCGATATGGCATCAAGAAGGTAAGTGATAAAGACTAATGGCTAAGAAGAAAATCAAAATGAATCTGTCTGTCAGTTCCGTGGAGAACGCCATTAAGCAGATAGAGGAATACAAAAGATCGTTGGTCTTAAAAACAGCACAGTTACTTGACGAACTTGGAAAGATAGGTATTCGAACTATTGACCAGAAAATGTCAAGCATACAAGGTGATTCGGATCCGAACCATTATGCATTTGTGAAAATGAATTCATATGGCTCGTTCACAAGGGCAACGATCATTCTTCAAGGTCGGGACGTTCTTTTCATAGAATTTGGATCGGGTGTTCATTACAACGGTGCGGTAGGTTCAAGTCCTCACCCAAAAGGACAGCAGATGGGTTACACCATAGGTTCCTATGGAAAAGGACAAGGTGCAAATGATTCTTGGGTGTACTTCAATGAAGAACACGGTCGATTTGAGACTTCGCAAGGCACTAAAGCGGCTATGCCGATGTACAACGCAGAGGTTGAGATTCGCAAAGCAATCAAAAACGTAGCAAAGAAAGTATTCGGTGGATAACATGGACAACAACACAGTAACGGTGGATATCAATCAAATATATAAAGCATGGCGAAACTTCCTTCTGAACCACTCAACTGCCAAGCATTTTGGTATGTTCAACGACAAATCCGTTGCTGAGTTTCCGTATTGTGCACTGACG